TGCTCTGCATTGTCGCACGCAGGCGAGCCGGCCTCGGAGTGCGTGCTTTCCTAATGAACGCCGACCCACTTGACAAGGTGGTTTACGATAGAAGACCTCCGTTGTTGAACGGTGACTAACCGAGTATGACAGAGTCCGACTCCCACCCCGAACAGCTTGGTCTCCGCTTACCGCGCGCCCTGCGCGCCGAGCTCGAGACCGCTGCCCGTCGCGACCGCCGCAAACTGTCGGACTTTGTTCGCCTGCTCCTGGAGGAAGGCCTCGGCCGTCGCCGCCGACGCACATCCCACCCGAGGAGGACGGCACATGCCGAAGCGAGGGTTCTTCACGCGCCAGGAAGCGACCCACCAACTTAATCTGTCGCTCTCCACCGTCGATCAGCTTCTCCGCACGAATCAGTTGGAACACGTCCATCGCGGCCGGCACGTGTATATCCCGCGCCGCGCTATCGAAGGTTTCCTTGAAGCCCGCCCGCAGCGGCGCATCGGGGCCGACCCAAAGGCCCGCCGTTTTCTGTGGCCGCCAAAACAGAACGGCTACACCACCCGTTACGACGCCCCACGGCCCGAGCTCGCCGCCCGGCCGCCACGAGGTCCTCGTGAGAAGAAACCACCCACCCGCGCCTGGCGAGACTGGAAGTCCGCCGCCTCCGCCTGAGGCGAAACGGTTCACGCTGCCCTGGGTGCCGCCGAGCTTGAACGTGATCCTACGTTACGCCCACTGGGCGCCGCGCCATCGCATGAGCAACGTCGCCTACGCCTATGTGATCGCCGCTGCCGGCATGAGGCAGCCGCCCGAGGAGCGGCCGGTCCGAGTGACGGTGCAGATGTATCGTTCCCGCCGCATGGACACCGATGGGCGCTTCGGCGCCTGCAAGCCGATCTTCGACGCCCTGGTCGAACTGTACTGGGCCTACGATGACGGCCCGCAGTGGATGGAGCAGCAGGTCCCGCCGGTCATCATCGACTGGCGCCACCCGCGCACCGAAATCGAAATCGTGCCGCTGGTCGATTTGGCGGGGGGTCGTTTGTCGAGCGGAGCGAAGCGAGGCGAGACAAACGGGGGGGTGGCCGGTTTTCTTCCGAGGGCCTTAAAGAAACCTACTCTTAGTAGTAGTAGTAGGGGTCAAGGATTAATCTTTGCCGCAGCCTGCCGCAGCCTGCCGCAGCCTGCCGCAGCTTGCCGCAGTTCCCCGCATGTCAATAACTCGGTGGAAAACCTGAGCAGAAGGTGAGGAAGCCTGTGCAAAAAAGGAGACCCGATGAACTACCCCAAGTGGAGCGAGATACCCCAGGAGGTCCGCGACGCCCTGCGCTGGTCGGGCGGGCTCCATTCTATCGACGACAAGGAACCTGTGCGCGTGAGTTGTGCCGAGTGGGATTACACGCACGGGGTGCTGCACCTGGCCGGCGCGGTCATCGACACCTCTCAGCGGTTCGGAGGTGTTACCGTCGAGCCGACCCTCACCCATCACGCCGACTGTTACTTCGGCGGCAGCATTTCGTTTCATCTGCACCCGATACGGGGCGGCTCGGCCGAGAACTCGCAACCGCCGGAGTTGGGCAATGTGGTTCCGGGCGATTAACATTTTGACGATGACGCCCGGAGCGAACGGAGGGCCGACCATGGCACCGTTTCCAGCGGACGAGGCCGAACTCCACGCCGCCGGCTACGAGCGATGCAAGGCCGCCGCCGCCACCTGCCGCGCTTGCAAGGCCCAAATCGAGTGGTGGTTGACGCCGAACCACCGCTACATTCCGCTCGATGTTCGAACGCTCGTGCCACACTGGGCGACCTGCCCGGAGGCGCGGCGCTCTCGAACGCCACCGCTGACCAAGCCGGGCACACCATGAACCTCACACCCTGCCAGGCCCGCTATCCCGAGGAGCCGACACGCCGCTGCCCGAACTTCGCGCGCTACCTGCTGAGCGTTGCGGCCCAGGCACGGCCCGGCGAGACGTTCGCGCTGCTGGTGTGCGGTGTGCACGCTCAGCTCATTCGTAATCGACTCAAGGCGCGCGGGGTTTCGGTCAACCTGCACGCCCTCGGCAAACCGGCATGAGAAAGCGAACCATGAGCGAGCCTCCCCATCACTGCTCCCGCGAGGCGGCGCCGGAGTGGATCCACATTATCGGACGGTCTGCATTGTCGGACGGTATGTATAGTATGTAAACAAATTTCTGGGTGGTATTGACAGAACGGATAACGGATCTACAATCCTGATGGTGTGACCGTGAAACGAAGAAGGCAATTCAATTCTTCGGAGCGTGCAGCACTTTACCTTACGAGCGAACAGCTCGCTCTATTCGATATCGGCACATCTCCGGCAGACCGTCAGGGCCAGGGCAAGACGACGGAGCTCAAGGAGCGCTATATCAAGCTTGCAGTGGCGGTGAACTCGAAGATCACCGGCCACCCATCGAAATTCATCGCACGCTTTCCCTACTGGCACTTCGATATGCATGCCGGGAGTGGCTGGAACGACCGGGTCAACTGCGTCGGCACGCCACTCGCATTTCTCGACGAAATAACCAAGTTTCCAAAGGAGTATAGAGCCTTCTTTTGCGACAACAATTCAGATTCGATCAACAAGCTGAATGCACGGCCTCAGATCGCCTCCAGCTCTCACGCCTATGTCTTCTGTGGAGAGAATCGTGAAGTGCTGCCGATCTTCGCCGAGGCCATCCGCCGCAACGATACGCCACGCTTTGCGAACGGTACCATAGTTGTGGACCCGAACGGGTACCTCAGTCCAGACACCGTTCCCCTTGATCTGCTGGCTTTGTTCTGCCGCGAATTCGAGCGGATCGACCTGCTGATGCACTTAAACGTGCGAACTCTTGCTCTCGAACGGCAGCATATTCAGAAGGCCATCAAAGGCAAGTGGAGAGAGCATCGGCTCCTAGAGCTCGACGAATTCCCGGCTTTCTTCTCTCGCCGCCACTGGCTGATCAGTGAGCGGTTGCAAGGCCGAGGCCACCGCTTCGTGATGATGTTTGGAAGAAATATCCGACTCGGGGACCACCCAACGATGGGCATCTACCACCTCGATTCTTTCGACGGCCAGCGCATTGTGGCCGAGACGAAAGCTAGAGCAGCTTCGTGAGATTCGACAGCTACGAGGATTACCTGCGCCATCCAATCTTCCGGATCGTACGGGATCTAGCGATGGATCGCACCAGAGGCCGCTGCACTGCGCCGAACTGCGATGCTCCCGCAACTGAAGTCCATCACCTAAAATATCCGCTTTGGGGAACATTTGATGTTCCCTCGAACTTGATGCCTGTTTGCCACGCGTGCCACTGCATTCTGGAGAAAAAGCCGGCATGAATATACCGCTGACGATCGACCCGGAGATCGAGCGGCTGCTGCCTCCGCTCTCGCCGGATGAGTTCGCGCAACTGAAGCACAACCTGCTCAACGGCCGCGCCGGGACCATTACGCTGACGGTCTGGAAAGAGCGCGGCGTCCTGCTGGACGGCTATAACCGATACAAGCTGTGCCGCCAGCACGGGCTGAAATTCAGCGTGGACCGCATTTCCCTGCCCGATCTGGACGCGGCCAAGCGCTGGGTGCTCAGCTACCAGCTGGGACGGCGGAACCTCACCGCCGAGCAAGCCAGCTACCTGCGGGGCAAACAGGCTGAAGCTGAGAAGTCTCGTCGAGATATTCCCAAGGAATATTCCAACATTCAGGACAGGCTCGCTCGTAGCCACCATGTGACTCAGGGCGCGATCAGCAAGGACGCCAAGTTCGCCCGCTCGGTGGACGCCATTGCCTCGGCCGCCGGGCCCGAGGCGCGCCAGACCATCCTGGCCCGCGACACCAAGCTCGGCCGTCAGGAAGTCCACAAACTTGCCGACATCGCCCGCTCCCAGCCGCAGACGGCCAGAAACGTCCTCGCCCAGGTCGAGGCAGCGCCCAAGCCCAAGGAGGCGAAGCGGCTGGTTCACCAGGCGGCCAAGCAGTTGCCGGAGCTAGCGCCCCAGCCGCCACTCGCTGCGCCATCGCTCGCAGGCAAGACCCTCGAAGAACTTGACCTGAAAGGCGGCAAGGGCTACATTGCGCGTGACCCGCGCTCGGAGCCGGTCTTCAATCGCACGAACGAAATGGTCGACTGGGCCTCATGGACCTGGAACCCAGTGACCGGATGCTGGCATGGGTGTGATTACTGTTACGCGCGGGCCATCGCCAACGACGAGCGCATGGCAGCGGTCTACCCCAAGAAGTTCGAACCGGTATTCCACGAGGCCCGGCTAGACGCCCCTAAGAACACGCCATTTCCGAAAACCTTGGAACGACCGCAGGACCGCAACGTATTCACCTGCTCGATGGCCGATCTCTTCGGTAAATGGGTGCCCGACGAATGGATCCTGCGCGTATTTGAGCGGGTAGAACAGCATCCGGAGTGGAATTTCCTCTTCCTGACCAAATTTCCGCAGCGGTTGAGCCAGATCGGATCGGACTTGGGCGGTTTCCCCGACAACGCATGGGTAGGGTGCACCGTCGATGGCCAGTCGCGGGTTCGGACCGCCGAGGAAGCGTTCGCGGGGCTGCGGGCCAAGGTGCGTTGGTTATCGGTCGAGCCGATGCAAGAACGGCTGACATTTCGCGAGCTGAGTATGTTTGACTGGCTCGTCGTCGGCGGCAAGAGCGCGAGCGCGTTCAACGGAACGCCGGAGGGCCAGCCGGAGTGGGAATGGGTCGAACATCTTTGGCGGCAGGCGCGGGCGGCTGGCCTCAGGATTTACTGGAAGGAAAATCTGAAGGTTAAACCGAAAGAAGTGCCGTGGTGACGAGTTCAGGCAGCCAAATCGAGCAGAAGCTGCGTGCTATCTGCGCCAGCGAGATCATGCGTGTCCTGACCGACGATGCAGACATCGATCTGCCCGTTTACCCCTGGGTCACCCGGATCTCAGAGGAGATCGCCGCCGACATCCTGCGGAATTTTTACCTTGCCCCGAAAGGCGAAGAACCAAATTGTTACAAACCAGCTTGACAATGTTGCTAGAATCCCAAGCAGGAGCCGGCTACATCCGGCGGCTATCCCCGGCAGCCGCGCAGCCGGGGCACACGCACGCGGATTCGTGTTGCCTGTTTGAGAACATATTGTCTCGTCCCTTCGACCTGGCTGCTGGACGAATGCGTCCGGCATACCTGCGACGATAATTCCCACCGCCACCTTTCCCTGCGCGAGGTCCGCGATCTCGAATCGGATGACTTGGTCGAATGGATCTATCGTCCTACGAACCGCCGCGACCGTGGGATCCTGCGGTTGCGCCGCCCGGCGATTCCGCCGGCGCGCGGTTTGTCCTGCCGCGTCGGTGAAGCCCTGGCGGTTGCCGTCCACCTGGGCCTCGGCTGGGCGCGCACCATGCTCGCCGATATTCAATCGCCCACCGGATTCTGAATGGCATACCGCGCCCTCCGCCTCTGCGCTGCGCCCGGCTGCGGCGCCGCCTCCGCCGGCCGGTACTGCCAAAAGCATTCGGGATGGAACCGTCCGGACCGGATTGCTGACCGTGAGCGCGGATCCCATTCCAAGCGCGGTTATGGCCGGCGGTGGGAGCGCTTGCGCAAACTGGTCCTGGCGCGGGATCCGTTATGCCGAATCGGCAACCTCTGCGGCGGCATGGGGATCTCGACCGAGGCCGACCATATCGTCCCGCGCGCTCGAGGCGGTGACGATTCGATGGAGAATCTGCAGGGCGCCTGCCACGCCTGCCACTCGCACAAGACCGCGACCGAGGACTCAGCTTTTGCGTATGGCCCGGGATAGGGGCATAAGTTCTGCAGAATCAATGCCGCCGAGGACCGCGCGCGACTCGAAAACGAAAATCCGGGAAATTGAAATCGCGGTTTTATCTTATTGATTTGATGTAGCCTAGCGCTAGCCTTAAGGAATATGAAAGGGCGGAAGCCGAAACCGGTCACGCGGCACATTGCCGAAGGTGATCCGAGCAAGTTCGGGAAGAAGAAGCTCGAGGAGCGGCTCGACCGCCAGGTGCAGCCGAACCAGGGGATCCCCGAATGTCCGAAGCATCTGAGCGGGACCGCGCGTGATGCCTGGACCTTCTGGGCCGCAGAACTGCGCCAGATGAATCTCGACTCGCGGCCGGATGCCATGATGCTCGAGGGCGCCTGCGTGAATTACGCCCGCGCCCTCCAGGCCGACCGCCTGGTCGAGACCGGCGGGCTGGTGATTGATGAGCCGATCGTCGACGAGGACGAGGGCGAAGTGATTGCCACGCGGAAGAGGACTAATCCGGCGGTGGCGGTCTCGAACGCGGCCTGGCGCCAGGTGCGCGCCTTCTGCTCCGAGTTTGGATTTTCGCCGGTGAGCCGCACCCGCCTGACCATCGAGAAGCCTGACACCAGTACCCAGGACCTGATGGAGATGCTTACGCGCCCACGCGAGCCGCGGCGAGCGCCCAGTGTGCAATAAGCCTTGCCGTTCTCCGAGCTCCAGGCCGATATGGCCTGCAACTTTTTCGAGGTCATTCTCCGGCACACGGCCGATGAGTGGTATGGCAAGCCATTCAAGCTCACACCCTGGCAGGAAGAGGCGCTCTCGGAGATCTTCGGCCGCGTCGACGAGAACGGCAAGCGCCTGATTACCCTGGCCTATCTCGAGGTCCCGAAGAAGACCGGCAAGACCGAATGGGTGGCCGGCCTGGTGCTGCTGTCCCTGCTGATCGACCCGAATCCCGGCTGCCAGGTCTATGGCGCTGCGGCAGCCACGCGCCAGGCGATGAACGTTTACCGCGCCGCCTGCAAGATGGTGGAGCAGGCGCCGGTGATCGGCAAGCAGCTCCGGATCCTGCGGGGGACGAACCGCATTGTTAAGCGCCGCGATCCCGATAGCTTTTACGCGGCGGTAGCGGCTGACGGCGATCTTTCCGACGGGGTGAATCCCGCCTTTGTGGTCGCCGACGAGCTCCACCGCTGGCGCAGCCGCAAGCAGCTCGAGAACTGGGACGTACTTTCGCTCGGCGGCATCACCCGCAAGCAGACGCTGGCGATCGCCATCACTACCGCCGGTGTGCAGAACGAATCGCCGCTCGCCTGGCGCCTGCACGAAAAGACCGAGCGCATCCGCCAGGGCGTGGTCGAGGACCGCGCTTTTTACGGCCGCATCTACGGGGCCGGCAAGGCCGACGACTGGACCAGCGAGAAGACCTGGATCAAGGCCAACCCATCGCTCAGGGAAAACGGGGGCTTTGTCGATCTCGCCAAGATCCGGCAGAAATATCAGTCGAGCCTGTCCGATCCCGAAGCCCAGCGCGCCTTCAAACGTTACTACCTGAATATCTGGGACCAGAAGGAAAATCGCGCCATCTCACTCGAGCAGTGGGACCGCTGCCGCGGCGATTGGAGAGCCGCCGGGCTGCTGCCGAAAGCCCCTGAGGACAAAATCAGGCCGCTGCCGCACGAGCTGATGAGCCATTTCATCGAGCGCCGTTGCTGGGCGGGCGTCGACCTCTCGATGACGACCGATATGTCGGCGGTGGCCTTCGTCTTTCCCGCCGAGGCCGGCGTCTTCGAGGTGCTGCCTTTTTTCTGGATGCCGGAGGAGAACATCCGCCAGCGCGAGCTGCGCGACGGTATGCCTTACCGCGCCTGGGCCGAGCAGGGATTCCTGGAGCTTTCGGAAGGCAACGTCATCGACTACCGCCAGGTGAAGGCCCGTCTCGAGTGGGGCGCCGCCATGTTCGACCTCGAGGAGATCTGCCTCGACCCCTGGAATTCCCGCCAGCTCTCGGTGCCTATGGTCGAGGACGGCTATAAGTGCGTCGAGGTCCGCCAAGGCTACGCGACGCTTTCCGAGCCCAGCAAGAAATTTCTGGAGCTGGTCATGAACGCCCGGATCCGCCACGGCGGGCACCCGGTGCTGCGCTGGAATGCGGCTTCGCTAGCCACCAAAGAGAGCAATGACAATCTAATGTTCGCGAAGCCGGAGCGGTCGAAAAGCACGGCCCGGATCGACGGCATCACGGCCGCTGTGAACGCGCTCACCCGGGCGATGGTGACGAGCCCGCCGAGCGAGCCGAAGGTCTGGACCATATGAGCGTGAGCGTCCGGATCCGCGATGCGGTGCGCGCCTGGCTGATGCCCGAAGTTCGCAGCTCGCTCGAGAACCCGGCGACGCCGCTTTCCTATCCGGCCGAATGGCTGCTCGATATTTTCAACGGCGGCAGGACGGACTCCGGGATCCGCGTCTCGGAAATGACGGCGCTGCAGGTTTCGACCGTCTTCGCCTGCGTGCAGCTGATCTCCTCGGCCATCGGATCGCTGCCGCTGCACGTTTTCGAAATCGTGCCGCAGGAGGGCAGCGACCGCCCGGGCAAGCGCGTCGCCTACGATCACGACGATTACGACCTGCTGCGCTGGGAGCCGAATCCGGAGATGACGGCTTATACCTTCCGCCAGACCCTGCAGGTACACATGCTGCTCTGGGGGAATTGCTATGCCGAGATCCAGCGCGACAACGCCAACCGGCCGATAGCACTCTGGCCGCGGAATCCCGCCCAGACGCGAGCGAGCCGGCTTACAGGACCGATGACCGTCGCGGGTGAAAAGCTCGAAGCGGGGACGCTCGTCTATCGCACCAGCGACGGACTCCAGGATATAGTCGCCGATCCTAATGAGCAGCCGCACCCGATGGCGGGTGAGCGCGTAGTGCCGGCTGATGACATGCTCCACCTGCCCGGGCTGACGCTCGACGGCCGTGTCGGGCAGTCGGTGATCCAGCTCTCGCGCCAGGCGGTCGGTCTCGCGCTCGCTACGGAAAAATACGGCAGTAAATTTTTCGGCAACGGCGCCCGGCCGGGCGGCGTGCTGACCCATCCGGGGAAGCTCACGCCCGAATCTCGCGAGGTCCTCAAGCGCTCCTGGCAGGAGGCTCAGGGCGGAGAGAACGCGCATCGCGCCGCCGTGCTCGAGGAGGGCATCACCTGGAAAGAAGCCGCCACCAAACCGGAAGAAGCGCAGTTCCTTCAGACCCGCGATTTTCAGAAGCATGAGATCTGCTCCATCTTTCGCGTGCCGCCGCACATGATCGGCGAGACCAAATCGCAGAACCGCGCCAACACCGAACAGATCGGCCTCGAGTTCGTCACCTATTCGCTCGGACCCTGGCTCGAGAGCTGGACCCAGGAGCTCAAGCGCAAACTCTTCCCGAAAGTCGGCCGCACGGCCGGACGTTATTTCCCGAAGTTCGAGACCCGGGCGCTGACCATGCCGGACGCCGAATCGCGCCGGAACTTCTATGCCACCCTGCGGCAATGGGGCCTGGCGAGCGCCGACGATATCCGCGAGATGGAGGACTGGAATCCGATCGGCGGCACGGTGGGGACGGCGATTCTATGGCCGGTGAATATGCAGGAGGCGGGCAGCGAGACGCCGGCTGAAGTTGAGCCTTCGCCCGATCTGCCCGCGCTGCCCTCTGAAGGCGATAGTCAGATCGAAAGCCGATTGATTCGCACTTATTTCCGCATCTTTCGCGATGCTATGACCCGCATTCTGGCACGCAGAGTCCCGGATGCGGAAGCCTTCCGGCGAAATTTTGAACCCATCCTGGCATCCATCGCGGAACAGTTTGATCCGAGCGGTGCCGGCCGGGCCGAATTCGAGGGCTACCCGTTCGCCAATTATCTCGATTATCTGGCGCGCCAGGTCCAGGAATGGCGCCTCGCCAACGGAAACCTCGACCAGGTGGTCGAGCGCGAACTCGCCGGCGCGATCGAGGCCGTCCGCTCTGCGCTCCGCGAAAACAATTTAGTTATTCAATCCTGAAAGGAGATACTTCCATGGCTCTGACCGTAACAACGACTGCTCGCAATTTCCCCTTCTGCGTGATCGCGAAAGGAACCGCAGGCCCTGGTGCGCCGCTGCCTGCCGACGCCGGCGTCAGCGTCACCGCCGACCCGGCCGGCCTGGTTGCGGTCTCGCTCGATCCGGCCCCGCTGCCCGTTAACAATCCTTTCGATCCCGCGAACGGCACGAAATCGGTGATCAGCGGCATCGTCAATGCGCTGGGCACGGCGGGCAGCGTTACCATCACCGCCACCATCCTCAATCCCGATGGAACCACGCTCGCCCAGGCGACCGATACCCTAACCGTGGTTGATGCGGCTCCGGGGGTCGCCGAATGGGCGGGCCAGCTTTTCGGGGCCGGCGCCGCCGTCGACATTACCGGGCAGAAGTCGGCGCCCGCCACGCACGAACATAAATCCTCGCCGGCGTCGCACCACAAGTGAAAACGAAACGGAGGTGACCCATGGTCATCGCAGCCCCGCTGCTGGTGGCTCTGGTCGGTCTGCTCGTCTGTGTCCTGGTGAGTAACGCGAGAATTGCCGAACTCGGCCGGATCATGTTTGCCGCCGGCCTGCTGGTCAGCCTGCTTCGGGTCGGAGGCTCGGCGGTTTCGCTTCTCAGATAAGCACACGCCAGTTTGGAGGGAGTCCATGAAGCGCAAAAGAGAATTCCGCATCCTGCCGCACGCCGAGATTCGCGTGAGCCGCAAGGGCCGCAAGACGGGCATCGAAGGCTACGCCGCCGTCTTCAATCAGCTCTCGGATGACCTCGGCGGCTTCCGGGAAATGGTAATGCCGGGCGCTTTCTCCGAGAACCTGGGAACGAATCCCGACGTCCGCGCCCTGTTCAATCACGATTCGAACCTGGTGCTCGGCCGCACGCGCTCGAAGACTTTGACCCTCGACGAGGATGACAAGGGCCTGCATTTCAACGTCACGCTGCCCGACACGCAGGCCGCGCGGGATCTCCTCACTTCGATCGAGCGCGGTGATGTCGATCAGTGCTCGTTCGGCTTCGTAGTCAAGAAGCAGAAATGGGCGGAGGACGATAACGAGGACCGTGCCGGCGGCCGTTCCCTCGTCCGGGAGTTGCATGCCGTCGAGCTCTTCGATGTCTCGCCCGTAACTTTCCCGGCCTACCCGCAAACGTCGGTTGACACCCGGCGGCTATGGCCGGAAGGCATGCCGCGCGAAGTCCTCGAGGTCCCACGGGCGTTCCGTCAGGAGGACGGTGAGGAGAATGAAAACGGTTGCAGTTGTGATTGCACCAACTGTGAGGACGACGATTGCGAGGGCTGCACGAACGTGGCCTGCGACGACCAGAACTGCGAGGAGGCCGGCTGCCCGAACCAGGAGCAGACGCCGGAGGAGAATTCAGTTCCCCATGGCCTTCGCGAAGTCCGATCGGATCGGACCGAGGTACGCGGCGCGGTCTCCTTCAAGCAGACGCCGGCGGACGATTCCGATAGTTGGGACGGCGATGCGGCGCGCGGGCGCCTGGCGAAATGGGCCTCGTCCGACGGCTCGGGCGACAAGGACAAGATCGACTGGTCGAAGTATGCCCAGGGTTTCGGCTGGGTGGATCCGGATCAGAAGGACAACTTCGGCGGCTACAAGCTGCCGCACCACGACATCAAGGATGGCCGGCTGGTCTCGGTGTGGGGCGGCGTGCGGGGCGCAATGAACGCGCTACTCGGCGGCCGCGGCGGCACGGACATGCCGGAGGCCGACCGCAAGGCCGTCTATAACCACCTGGTGAAAGAGTACAAGCTGCACGGCAAAGAGCCGCCGGAATTTCACGCACTCTCGCCGGAAGATACGGAGCTCGAGGTCCTGCGGATGCGGGCTTGGGTAGCGGCGGCGTTTTGATGGCTAACTATCTGCCGATCACTGAAGTATTCCGGACCATGACGCCGACGAAGGCTATCAGTGCCCTTGTTCACTTTGCTAGACAGCCCGCAGGCAAATCGCCCGGGTATGACAGGGTCCGCGGAACTGTGCTCAGGGCTTTTCGAGAAACAAACGTCCCGTGCCGGGAGTGGTTGCTGCTTGAAGCCCTCGCCGGCTTGTTGGAGGATCCCTTACTCTTCGCGGCCATTTGTCGCATTCACGCATCGTCCATGGACGATCGGTTGCGGATCTGCCCGATTTGCGAACAGGCCTTTGCTGCCGTCGCGAGCAGAAACCAACGCTATTGCAAGAAGCATTGCGCGCAGCATGCCGCCCGCGGGCAAAGCCTGGACTGGTGGCGCCGACAGCGCCTGTTGAATTCATAAAGTTTTGCAGCACCTCCGGGGAGAGGCCCCCGGAGAACGACAGCGCGCCGGAGAGGCCCGGGGCGGCTTCGAATTCAAATCTGAGGTGAAAGATGCTTTCTGAAATTCGAAAACTCCGGGAGCAGCGCGCCAAGTGCGTGGCTGACGCCCAGGCCCTGATCCCCAAGAACGGAGAGAGGATCGCTGCCGAATACCGGCAGAAATTTGACGCCTTCATGGCGGAGGCCGATGAGCTGAAAGCCACCATCGACCGCATGGAGCGCGCGCACGATGCCGACGCCGAGCTCCGCTCGACCGAGCGTCCGCCCGAATCGCAGCCCGGCGCGACGCCGGTGGCAACGGTAACCGATCCCGACCTGCAGACCCAGCTCGTCCGCCGCTGGCTCTCGAAAGGCGAGGATGGGCTTTCGATGAATGAGCGCCAGATGATGGCGCCCTATATCGAACGCGATCGCAAGCACCGTATGGCCTTCCGCGATTATCTCCGCAACGGCCTGCAGCACATGAAGGCGGAGAACCTGGCCGTGCTTTCCGAGTTCCGGGATATGGGAGTCGGCACCGGCAACCTGGGCGGCTACTTCGTGCCCCAGGGCTTCGTGTATGAAATCGAACAGGCGCTCAAGTACTACGGCAACATGCTGGGCGTGGCGCAGATCCTCGACACCGCTACCGGCCAGCCGCTGCCCTACCCGACTGACAACGACACCACGGTGATGGGCGAGCTCGTGGGTGAAGGCGTGCAGGTGACCAACGCCGACGTTTCGGTCGGCCATATCGTTTTCGGGGCCTTCAAATTCTCTACCAAGCTGGTAAAGGTCTCACTCGAACTCCTGCAGGACAGCGCCTTCGATATGGAGAGCTACCTGAAGGACAAGTTCGCCATCCGTCTCGGCCGGATCCTGAACAACAAATTCACCGTGGGCGCCGGCACCACCGAGCCCTTTGGAATCATCACCGCCGCTACCGCCGGGCCGAT